GAGATCATCTGCGAGGGGAGGCCACATCTGGTCCTATGAGCACGTTCTTCTGGCTCACCAACGAGAACTCGGACGTGGAGGGCTACAAGCGCCTCAAGGCCGAGTCGAGATCAGACTGCCCATCTATGGTGAGAGCGGTGGCCACGCAGTCCAGTGTGGTTGGCTCATGGATCTCGGATCCCCTGAGTGGCGTCGATCTCACCGCTGCAGATTGGCAATTCCAGATATGGGGCAAGCAGGCGACAGCGGGAACTGCGGTGCTTAGATTCCAGATCCAGAGGTTCTCCGCATCGGCAGGCCAGGATGCCTCGGCGGTCGATTCTCCTGGCACAGTAGCCCTACCACTGGTGCCGAGATCCTCTGGTAGAACCGCGACTGCTACTGCGCTCTCGATGGCGGATGGAGATAGGTTGGTGCTGATCGTGGAGGCTCAGAGCGTGAGTCCCGGCGTATCGGTCACGGTCAGCTATAACGGACTGCGGGCCAGATCGGAGGGAGATAGCTACATCATCTGTCCAGATAGTCTGGCGCTCACTGCTCAGTATCCCGAGCCGACTCGTACGGCGATCCGCCAGATGATTCAGGATGTCTCCCAGACCAATCCCAATCTGAAGGACCAGTCCGTCGATCAGGCGCTACACCAGGCGATCAGGGACTATACGCGAGATAGCCCGTGCATCGAGAGCGAGTATCTCAGCGGAGATGGGGCGTCCAGATCGTTCCAGATGCCTCGCAGATGGGTCCTGGGCCTGTCCTCGATGCAGGAGATCGAATACCCGCTGGATACTGCTACTGGTAAGCGCCTGCTGCTGGACGATGACTCCTGGGAGATTACCGAGGGAGTCCTGGGTATGCAGCCGACCAGATCGCTGAGGTTCATCTCGGTGGTCCCCGAATCTGGTACCAACAACATTCTGGTCAGATACACGACGCGGCATGTTCACACCGACGACGAGAACACCATCTCCGGTCAGGATCTCGACGCCGTGGTCTGCCTCGCTGCCTCCTACTGCTGCCTGCAACTGGCGGCTCACGCGGCATCTACGACCAGTCCCACGATAGCCGCAGATGTGGTCGTCGGAAGAGATATGGCCTCTCAGTGGCAGTCGCTCGCCAAGGATCTGAAGGCCAAGTACACGGAGCACGTCCTGGGCGGTGGCGCAGATACGCCTGTTGGTGCGGCCTCAGTCACCAGGGATTGGGATATCTACCCATCGATCCCTGGTACGGACTTCCTGTTCCACAAGAAGGGCTCGCACTGATGATCACGATGCGGGTCAACGATGCCGATCTGCGGAACCTGTACAGGCGGCTCAGCCCCATCGAGCGCACCATCAGGCTCAGGGCGGGCATGATGGAGTCGCAGCAGTATCTGCAGGGCCAGATCCAGCAGGCGATGGCGGTCGACAGTGGCAGAGGCCGGGATAGCGTGCTGCCTACTCCGATCACTGGAGCCCTACCTGGTAACCTCCGAGGCACTGTCGGCAGTGCGGAGGTCCACGTTCTGGTGATGGAGCGAGGTAGGACGCCGGACTCCAGAATGCCACCTATTGGTCCGATCCAGTTGTGGATGACCCGGCACGGCATCCCGATAACTCCCGAGTCGGTGTTCCTGATCAGACGAGCCATCGGCAGGCGAGGCATCCGAGGCTGGCCCAGATGGATGTTCCGTAACGCGGCTCGACGCGGCAGGAGAGTTATCGCCGGCATCATCGTCAGGCATCTGAGGACGACACCCTGATGTCCACCTACAGCGATCTGATCGAGGCGATCAAGGCACGAGTCGATCTGGTACCTGACGTGGGCTCGACGCATGCCTACCAGAGGTTCAGTTCGCAGATGCCGGACTATCTGGACCACTTTATGGTGAGCGTGGAGGGCAAGGACCAGATACGCGGGTGGGTGATCACCCTGTCGTCAGATCAGCCTATAGCCTCGGAGGTGATGCTACCCGAGATCGTGCAGCGCACCTACCAGATCGAGATCTACGGCATGATGGAACTGGAGGATGGTGCCGAGAGCGAGCTGGAGTTTCTCGATCTGGCCGAGGCGGTCATGGACTCCGTCGAGGGAGGCTATCAGACCGGAGTTGTAGGCACGTTCAACGTTGAGGCCATCTCGATGCGCACGTACCAGGTTCGGATGTTCGGCAATGTCCTGTGCCACTACTGCGAGATCATGGTGCCGATCGTGTTCGATCACGGAGTCCACTACGTGAGGGGCTGATGAAGATACTGCTGATCGAGCCAGGGCCATCTCACAGCACGATCGATGTGTGCAACGGTATGCTCGCCGGCCTCCGAGAGGATGGCCATCTGGTGGGCAAGTATCAGTTGCACAACAGGATCCATCACGCGAACCAGTGCCTCACGTTCAGATGGGAGGATGCAGGATCACCAGAGGGCATGGAGCCTCAGGCTAACGAGATCATATTCCATGCCAGTAGCGAGATTGTGCAGTACGCGCTCTATCACGAGGTCGATCTGGTGCTCTACGTCGCCTGTGGCGTCGTGCATCCTGCGGTCTACAAGATGCTGCGCAGGGCAGGCGTGCCTCAGGGAGTGATCTTGACCGAGTCTCCGTACCAGATGGAGACCGAGCTGGAGACCGCTCAAATGGTCGACACCATATGGACCAACGAAAGGACAGCGGTGGGGGACCTGCGGGTCGCCTGCCCCCGGACCTTCTACCTGCGGCATGGGTACGACCCACAAATTCATAAGCCACGGGTTGAACGGTCCGGTCGGTGGCCCGAGCACGACGTGGTCTTTGTCGGTACCTTATGGCGAGAGAGGCTGGAGCTACTATGCTCCGTCGACTGGACGGGCATCGATCTCGGGCTCTATGGCGTTGGTGAGCTGCTCGATCTCGACAAGTTCCCTGAGAACCGACCGTACTACGAGCATCTGAGGCCGTATCTCCACCAGGGGACGGTCGACGAGCAGGTCACCGTCGAGTTATACAGGCAGGCCAAGATCGGGCTTAATTCGCACAGATCGTCGGTCAAGCTGGAGGGATCCGAGCGCATCACGGTCCCTGCAGAGAGTATGAATCCGAGATGCTACCAGCAGCCTGCTACTGGTGGCGCACTCCTCATCACGGATGAGCGAAAGGAGGTCTTGGAGACCCTGGATGCCCCCATCTACCACAGCGCGGAGGAGCTGAGCGAGCTGATGCACTACTATCTGGACCGATCTGACGAGCGTATTGCCCTGGTCGAGCATCTACGCGAGCAGATCGCACCTCACACCTACCGCGAACGAGCGGCGCAGGTCATCTCGGATCTCCAGAAGGGAGCAACACATGGCAACTAGAATTCACGGTAAGTACACGATGGTGCTGATGAGCACCACGGTATCTGGCCCGTTCCAGATCCTCGGATCGGTCAACGAGGTCACGATCAACCGACAGCCAGATCGCGTGGACACCACGTCCTTCGGAGATACGGCCAAGACCTCGGTCATCGGGTTCCCTGACGCCTCCATCGACTTCCGTGGGTTCTACGATCTGGACGACACCATCTTGCGGGCAGCCAGGCAATCTGCACTGGGCGTGATGGTGGGCGTCTACCCGAACTACGTGGCAGATAAGACCCACTACTGGGCGGCTCTCTGCGATGTGGAATTCGGCTATGCGTCGGGATCCACGGCCGCGCAGACGACTACTGGTAACGCCTATGCACGGCAGTCGCCGGTAGATAACCTGTAGCCATGACCGCCACCAGGCCAAACGGTACGGCGGGCTCAGGCAAGATGCTGCGCATGCCGAAGCGCACCATCAGGATCGAGATGGAGGGTGACTACGAAGGATTCTGGATCGACATGTGGTCCAACCCTCCTCTCCGACTCTTCATGGATATGCAGGAGACGAACGACTTCGACAAGCTGAAGGGAGTGGTCGAGAAGCTGATCATGGACTGGAATCTGGTGGGCTTCGAGGGCGAGGTCATACCAGTAGGCTCGATCGAGGATGTGAGCATGGAACTGGTCGGGCAGATCATCTCACTGTATCTGGAGACGATCCAGGCAGCAACGGCAGTCCCAAAAGTACCAAGCGAGACATCGTGACGTTCATCGCAGATCAGAAGCTATCCCGAGAGCCGACAGCCTTCCTGCCTGCCTCATATGCCAACGTGCTCCTGGCGGAGCGCTTCGGTAAGTGGCCGGAGGAGGCGGAGGACAGGCCGACAGATCGTGCCCTGTTCTATAACCGCATCCTCTCGATCGAGGGCGAGGCCTACAGGATGATTCATGATCTGCAGCCTGGTGATCTGTTTATCTACACGGGTGACGACTGATGGCATCTGAACAGGTACGCATCGTCCTGACCGCGCAGGATAACGCATCGGCGGTCATCAATAACGTCACCAAGTCGGGCGAGAACCTGATATCCAAGCTGACCAGTGGCATCACACAGGGCTTCGGTCAGATGATCGGCTATCAGGCCCTGCAGATGGCCAGTTCAGCGTTCGGAGCGCTGACGGATAGCGTCATCAGCTTCAACTCGCACATGGAGCAGAGTCGCCTGGGATGGGCGACGATGCTTGGTGGTGCCAGCCAAGCGCAGAACATGCTCAAGCAGTTGCAGGACTTCGCCAACAGGACCCCGTTCGACTTCCCAACGGTCGAGCAGGGAGCCCGACGACTGGTGGCTATGGGTATAGCCGCCAAGGATGTCATCCCGACGATGACCGCCATCGCTACTGCTGGTGCGGCTCTTGGCCTGGGCAACGAGGGTATCAACCGCATCACCCTGGCCCTTGGTCAGATGCAGAGCAAGACCAAGGTCAGCGCTGAGGAGATGCTGCAGCTGACGGAGGCCGGCATACCAGCATGGGATATCCTCGCCAGGGCGATGGGGAAGTCCACTGGTGAGGTCCAGAAGCTGGCGGAGCAGGGCAAGATATCGTCGGCCGTATTCATCGCAGCCTTCAAGGGCATGTACGGCGAGGGTAGCAAGTTCGCTGATCTGCTCGACAAGCAGTCGCAGACCTGGGAGGGAGCTACCAGCAATATCCGCGATGCGATGCAGCGTAACCTGGCGACCGCGTTCGAGCCGGTATTTAACGGGCTGCGCGATCTGGCGGTGAGGATTCAGCAGTTCGCCACCAGCGATACGATGACGCAGTGGGCGAATAAGGCAAACGCGAGTCTCCAGGCCCTTGGTATCACGATGCAGACTCTGGGTCAGGATCCCATCATCCAGAGGATGCTGATAGGCATCGCGGCAGCCATCTCGTCGGTTGCCCTGGTCATGAACGCCGAGCTGGTACCGGCGGTTATCTCCACCACGGTCAATCTGGTCAAGATGGCTATAGCGTTCGCTCTCTCTAATGCTCCCATCCTGCTGCTCGCTGCCGCTATCGCTGCTGTCGCGGCGGTGATCGTCGCCAACTGGGACGATATCGGTCCCGTGGTCGCACAGGTCATGAACTTCATAGGCGAGCAGCTGGCGAGGTTCGTCTCGTGGTTGGGCGACGAGGCGATGCCGGCGCTGACCCAGGAGTGGACTAAGGGCTGGGACGACATAGGTCGGTTCGCTCACGATGTCTGGGACAGCCTCGCCAATCTCTGGAATAACTTCTGGAACTACATGGCGAACCTGCAGGACAGCGAGGGCAACTCGCTAGGTCCGAAGTGGGCGGCTCTGTGGACTGGCATGGTGAACGTGTTCCTGAAGGCCGTCGAGTACATGGTGGGCGGATGGAATAGCTTCATCGATACCCTCGATGCACTCGGGGCTATGGGCATCCATCTGCCGATCTTCGAATGGCTGGAGGGCAAGCATATCCAGCTGTCGGTGGATCAGATCAACGGCTTGGGCGATGCTCTGATCCAGC